AGCTCGATCGAGTTCATGGCCGACCTGATCCTGCACCTGGACGGAAAACCGACGCCGGACGATCCGGCCGTCAAGCTGAGATGCCCGAAAAACCGCCTCAGCGCCGACGGGAACTTCGAACTGGACCTTGCGATGGACTTCCCGCGATCGAAGCTGGTCGAGCCGGACATGGCCGCCGTCGAAGCCGACAGGGCAATCCGCAGGGACAACGAACTGCGAACGGTCGTCACCGAGATTCTGAAGGTCTTGAAGGACTATCCGGACGGGGCGAGCGGCCGCGAGATCGAACGCGAGGTCGAGGGCCGTGCGTTCGACATCAGGTCGGCTCTAAAACTCGGCGTCGCCGACGGCGTGCTTGCCAAAATCCGGCGACAGGGAAGGGGCGGCGGGATGCTTTACATGGTGAAGTCGTGAACTGCGTCCGAACTGCGTCCGAACTGCGTCCGGGACGCACTATCGGTGAGGCTGTGAGAAGTGCGTCCCGACCCTTTAGGGAAGGGACGCACTATCGCACTTCCGAACGGACCGCACGAAGACCCAAAACCGCGTCCGCGTCCCGAGGACGCACATGAGCCTCCACCCGTCCTGCCCGATCCCGCTCCCGCCCGGCGACTGGTTCCTGCTCTGCGTCTGGCGGCCGACGTCAGATGCCACCGCAAAAGCGATACGCGCCCGCTGGCGGGCATCGCTGGCCGTCATGGGTGTCAGGACCGTCGAGATCGAGATCGCCGGCCTGGCGGCCTTGTATCGCGAAGGCGTCGAGGAGTTGTCGGACTCGGCCAGGCGCTACAGGTGCGAAAAAGCACATTTCAGCGTAGCGAAACGCAAAACGAGGCATGAACCTTGACGTCAGGATGGATGCCTCAGAGCACGCAGAACCGGGCGTATCGCCATTTTCGGGCGTTGCGCCGCCCGAAGAGACGCGCTGGCGGCCTGGTCTGTCGGCGAACCCGGGCGGTCAGCCGCAGGGCAAGGGCTTCCGCAAGTTTCTGCGCTCGTACTTCGAGAAGCCCGAGACGCGCCAGCTCCTGCTCGACAAGATCCGGCGCGACCTCGCGGGCGACGGGCACGCGACGTTCACGCTGAAGTGCCTCGCCTACGTCTACGGCGAGCCGAAGCAGACGGTCGAGATCAACCTGCAGAGCGAGGCCGAGCGTCTTGCGTTGCAGGCGGGCGTTCCGGTTGCGGAGGTTCTGGCCGAAGTCGCACAGATGGCAGCGGGGCCGAATTGATCCCGCAGGAGCGAGCCGAGCGGATGCTCGACCTGCTCCCGCTCGCGGCCGTAGCCGTCAAGCTGCGCAAGTCGCGACCGCATCTCGTCCCGACCTTCCGCGGCGCTGCTCTCGAGGCGCAAACGATCACGGCTCACGAATGGATCACCGCAGGACCGGCCGAAACGGGAAAGACGTTTGCGGACCTGCACCGGCTCGATGCGCTCATGCGCGAAACGCCGCGTGCGACCGCGGTCATTGTGCGCAAGGTGCGGTCGGACATGAACGCAACCGTTCTCCAGACCTGGCGCCGCATCATCGCAATTCGTGGCGGCGTCGAGGTGTACGGCGGCGAAGAGGCCAAGTTCTACACGTACCCGAACGGCTCGCGCGTCTACGTGTGCGGCATGGACCGTCCGGGCGCGGCGCTGTCGTCAGAGCGCGACTACATCTTCGTCAACCAGGCCGAGGAGCTCGCGCTCGAGGACTGGGAGACTCTCACGACGCGCTGCACGGGGCGCGGCTGCGTCGCAGCGCACCCGATGATCTTTGGGGACTGCAATCCCGGGCCGAACACGCACTGGATCATCAACCGCCCGTCGCTGCGCGTCCTGCAGTCGACGCATCGCGACAACCCGACGCTCTACGGCGAAGACGGCACGATCACGGAGCAGGGCGTGCGCACGATGGCCGTCCTCGAAAACCTCACGGGCGTGCGCAAGGCGCGGCTGCTCGAGGGCAAGTGGGTTGCGGCAGAAGGCGTCGTCTACGACTTCCAGCGTGCAATTCATCTCGTCGCGCACTTCGATCCGCCTTCTGACTGGCGGCGCATCCGCTCGATCGACCTTGGCTACACGAACCCGTTCGTCTGCCAATGGTGGGCGATCAGTCCCGACGACGACGCATACCTGTACCGCGAGCTCTACATGACCGGGCGCCTTGCCGAAGACCATGCGCGTCAGATCGTGCAGCTCACGGGAGAGGAGCGCATCGAGGCGACGGTGGCCGATCACGATGCCGAGGATCGCGCCACGCTTGCGCGCTACGGCGTCGAGACGATGCCCGCATACAAGGCCGTGACGGTCGGCATCCAGGCGGTTGCGGCACGGCTCGCAGCGACGAAGAACGGTAAGCCGAGGCTGTACGTGATGGAAGGCGTGCTCGTCGAGCGCGACGAGGCGCTTGCGAACGCGAAGAAGCCGACCTGCACGCTGGACGAGTTCGAAAACTACGCATGGCCGAAAGGTGCGGACGGAAAGATCGTCAAGGAAGAGCCGGTCAAGGTGTACGACCACGGGATGGACGCATGTCGATACGCAGTGGCATACCTCGACAACATCGCAGACGCGGACAACGCCGGATGGCTTGCGCTGGCGGCGCGCATGAAGGAACCGACAGCGTGACGTCGCTCGATTGCGCGAAGGCGCGGGCGAAGTGGTGCGCGAAGCAGAAGCGGCGCAGCGCAGCCGGGCAATTCATGGTGCTGCCGTTTGGGTATGCGCCGTTCTTTTCATCGGAGGACTGGTAAATGCCCGGACGCTTCGCACAGTCAAAGGCGGACGGCTCATACCGTCCCGGTAGCGCCGGCGGGCAGTTCATCCCGGCCGAGATGGTCGCGCAGATGAGCAGCTTCGGCGGCGGACAGGTCGGCAACCAGACGCCCGCGCTGCTCTACGGCGCGGACGGGCAGCTCCTGACGATCGACGACTTCCGCTCGCCGCTCGACGGCAGTCCGGGCGTTCCGCTTCAGCCGCGCTTCACGGACCCGGACTTCACGCCGAGAGAGTTCCAGTTCACGCCCGGGTTCAACCTCATTCCGACGCCACGGGCCGAATCGAACCAGACGCGCTTTGCCGAGCTGCGGATGCTCGTCGCCGCGTGCCCGTACCTTCGCATCGCCATCTCGGACCGCAAGCAGCGCATCCGGGCGATGAAGTGGGAAGTCGGGCCGCTGGACGACAAGACGCCGGCCGGGCGCAAGAAGTTCCAGGCCGAGATCGACGAGGTCACGAACTTTCTTCGCAAGCCGAACCGGATCGACAACCTGCGATTTGGCGAGTTCATCTCGCAGGCGACCGAAGAGGTCTACGTCACGGACGCGCTGACGTTCTTCAAGCATCCGACGAAGGACGGAAGCAAGCTGCACTCGCTCGTCCAGATCAACGGGGAAACGATCAAGCCCGTGATCGACCAGTTCGGGCACGTCGTGGGCTACCAGCAGATCCTGTACGGCTACCCGACGACTCAGTACCGCACGCAGCCCGTGCCGCCTCCGGAAGTCGTCAGGACGGCCGAGGAACTCGAGGGACGCATCCTGTACCTCGTCTCGACGCCGAAGGTGGACAGCGTCTACGGCTCGCCCGTTGCCGAGGAGATCCGCCCGGTCGTGGACCTTGCGATCAGGCGCTGGTCCAAGCAGCTCGCCTGGTACACGGACGGCACCGTGCCCGAAGCGGTCATGGAAGCGTCGGCGGGATGGACGCCGGACCAGATCGTGAAGATGCAGGCGTTTTTCGACCAGCTCTTCACCGATCGCGACCGCGCCAAGGTGCGGATGATCCCGGCCGGCTCGAACTTCCAGCAGCTCAAGCCCTTCCAGTACACGAAGGAAGAGGAGGAGGCGCTGCTGTCGCTCATCTGTGCGCGCATGGGCGTGCCGCGTTCGCTCTTCGTGGCGCAGACAAACCGCGCGACGGCTCAGACGCAGCGCGACGACTCGCAGGACGTCGGCGTCGAGCCACTCAAGGTCTTCCACACGGACTGGCTGGACGACCTGATCCAGTCGGACTTCGGGTTCAAGGATCTCGGCTTCGAATGGGTCACGTCGCGCGCGGGCGACGAGTATCAGGAAGCGCAGGCCCGCGCGCTCTACGTCTCGAGCGGCATTCGCACGATCGACGAAGTGCGAGCGGACATGGGCGACGAGCCGCTGCCCGAGAGCGAACGGCCCGAAGCGAAGGCCGCGAAGATGGCCGAGATCATGGCGGCGAGCGCCAAGCCCAAGCCGGGCGAAGAGAAGCCGGGCGAGAAGCCCGTGTTCGGACAGAAGCCGAAGGAAAAGCCTCCTGCCGCTGACGAGCAGACCGAGAAGGCCGAGCTCGCAGCGTGGGAGAAGTTCGCCCGGAGACGCGTTGAGAAAGGCAAGCAGTCGGCCGAGTTCGTGGTCAACGCTCTCCCCAAAGAAGTCGCGGACCTCATCGTTCGGGGGTTGGCCGCGGCCGGCACCGACTCGGAGGTCCGCGACGTCTTTACCAAGGCGAAAGAGCACGTGGCCGCGCGCAGGAAGTCGTACGAAGTCGCGCTCAAGCGCACGATCGCCGATGCGTTGTCACGCCAGCACGCGGGCGTTCTGGACACGGCCAAGAAGCTCCTGCCCGAGAAGGCCGAGGCGGCTGCGTGAACGCACTGGACTTCCGCATCGGCGATCCCGTTGCGGTTGCGCCGCATGACGACGCGCCCGTGCAGCAGACGCTCCACATGCGGCGCGAGGCGGCGCTGAAGCTGTCCGACAAGCTCCGCGAGTGGGCGTTCGCGACGCCGGACGGCGGATGGATCGAGGTCAACGTGATTGGCTACCGGCTCATCCCGGCCGCGCTCGAGGGAATGATCATCCGGGGGCGGGCGCTGTGATCCGCAAGGGCGGCGACGTCCCGGACGAGTTCTGGGATGCGTCGATCTCGCGCGACCTTGCAACCGGCGTCACTCCGATCCTTCGCGGCGCGTTTCGGGACGGTGGACAGGAAGCCATCAGCGAGTTCGACCTTGCGATCGACTGGGATCTGCTCGAGCCGAAGGCGGGCGAGTACGCAGCGGCCCGGGGCGCCGAGATGATCGGCATGAAGATCGTAGACGGCAAGCTCGTCCCGAACCCGAACGCAGAGTGGGTGATCGAGGACACGACGCGCGAGGCGGTGCAGTCGTTCCTGAACGACGCGCTCAGGGAAGGCTGGTCGTACGAAGAGTTCGCGTCGCGCATCGAGGAGTCGGGCCTGTTCAGCGAGGGCCGCGCCGAGACCATCGCGCGCACGGAGCTTGCAATTGCAGAGGCGCAGGGCCATGTCGAGGCGTACCGCGAGGAAGGCGTCGAGGAGGTCGTGATCTACGACGAGGACGGCTGCGACCTGCCCGTGTGCGACGTGGACGGCCAGATCTGGACGCTCGAGGAATACGAGGATGAGCCGCTCGGCCATCCGAACTGCACGCGGGCCGCGCGCCCGCTGACGCGCGACGAGCGCGAGCAAAGGAAGGCCGCGTAATGGACAAGTGGGAAGACGTCAAGGGCTTGAACGCAGGCGACGAGGCGCGTGTCGCGACCAAGGACGGCCACGTGCATGGCGTCGTGTTCGAAAAGGACGACGCAACCCGGGCGATCACGTTCATCAACGCGGCCGGCGAGAAGGTCCAGGTCGCATTCGAATGACGCTCTTTCGCTTTCTCGTCGTGCGTGCGATGAGGCGCAGATTCCGCGGCAACATCCTCCCTGGCACGATCCGCCGCGCTGCCGAAGCCCTGTCGCTCGCGCGCGTGATGGGAGGGATCTAGATGCACAGACAACGGAGCGTCGCAGTCCTCGTGCTCGTCGTGTTCATGGCGGCGTGCGCGTCCGGACCCGAGCGCATCGCCTACACGTCGATCAGTAGCGCGGTTGACGCGGCACAGACGACGCTCAAGGCGTGGAACGAAGGCTTCTACCGGCCGGGCGTGAAGGTCGATCCGGTCAAGTGGAACGGCCGGCGCGACCAGGCACAGGCCGCGTACGAGAAGTTCCAGAAGACGGCGTCGATCGCAGCGACGCTCGCCCAGGACGTCGCGCAGAAGGACAACGCCGTCAAGATCGCATCGGACGCCGCGGCCGATCTCCTCGCGTTCATCGCGATGCTGGAGAAGTGACATGGAACCGATTAGCTGGTCCGTTGTCGCGGGTCTGGTTCTGAAGTACGGCATCCCGTTCGTCGATCAACTCATCAGGAACATCCAGAACGACAAGCCGGTGACGAGCGAAGAGTGGGCGGCGCTGAAGGTGAAGATCGATACGCCGTTCGACGAGCTCGTGCCGAAGGTCGGGCCGCCCGCTCCATAAGGAGAAAGCATCATGATCGAAGCCCTCATCGCATTCGTCATGGCCGTTCTCATCCTCGCGGTCTTCCACGGGCCGGCATGGGCGATCACGCTCGGCACGTACGGCGGACTCGGGTTCGCGCTGTATGTCCTGATCCTCGTCGCGGAGTGGCTGATCGCCAAGGCCAAGAGATGAAGCCATGACCGTAGCGATCGTGGACATCGGCGAAAAGATCAGCGAGTGGGCGGTCACGGCCATCTGCAACCATCCGGAAGTCATCGGCTGGTTCCTGGGCGTGTTCCTCGTCGCGACGCTGATCAACACGGGGCTGAAGGGGACATGGACGTACTCGGAGATGCCCAAGTGGGCGCGGTTCGTTCTCTACTTCACGATGCCGATGGCGCTGAACTTCTACCACCTGGCCGGCAAGGCTGGCATCCAGCAGCCGTCGGCGCCCGATGCGATCTCGCCCGGAGCGGTCGCGGACGCCGTCAAGCGGGATGGGCAGTGAATCTCAATGACTTCATGCCAGCCACCCTGCCGTGGTACTGGGGGGAAAGAGTGACACCGCAAGCAAATGGCGAGCGGTCGAGCGGTTTCGACACTATCGGCGTCGGGCGGTTCCTGAAGGACATCGGCATTCTCGCCGTCCCGATGGCGTTCGTCGCGTCCGGGTTCGCGCTCTACATGAACTCCAAGATTGCCGACATCAAGGAGATCATTCACGACGCTGTCGCGCAGCACGCGCTGACGGAGAAGGCCACGCTCGTGTCGCGCGTCGAGTGGGAGGCGTACCAGAAGATGGAAGAGCTGCGCTGGAACCAGATCCAGCGCGACAGCGAACAGAACAGCAGCCAGATCCGCAGGAACACGATTCTTCTCGAGCGCATCTCGAACAAGCTCGGCATCCAGAGACAGAACGGCGACTGACCAAAGCGGTCACAGACCAAAGAAGGGGAGGGTAATCACATGGCGGCCTTCACGAAGTTCAACCAGTTTGTCGCGGACACCGCCGGGGGCGTCCACAACATGCTCACGAGCACGACCGACGTTTTCAAGCTCCTGCTCACGAACGCGGCCCCCGTGTCGGGCGACACCGCCGTAAACACGACCACGTCGCCGTGCCAGATGGTCTCGTCGGCATCCGCCGAGATCGCAGCCGCGAACAACTACACGAAGGGCGGCATCTCGGGCGGCACGGTCACGGGCGCGCAGACATCGGGGACGTTCAAGTTCACGCTCGGCACGGACCCGGTCTGGACGGCGACGGGCGTCGTCGGGCCGTTCCAGTACGTCGTCCTTTACAACGATTCGAAGGGCTCGGCCTCGGCGCGTCCGGTCGTCGGCTTCTGGAACTACGGCAGCGCCGTGACGCTCCAGACGGGGGAAACTTTTACCGTTGACCTCGACCAGACCAACGGCGTCCTGACGATCGCGTAAGCCAGGGGACGCCCTCCCCTTGCGCTACAAGCTCGACTTCAACAACCTCGCCCGCATCATCGCGGGCGGGGTTGGGCCGTTCGTGCTGACGGGGCGAGCTGCGGCGCTGGCGTACACGCCGACCGGCGGCGGGGCGAACTGGTACGCCTCGACGACCGGCAACTCGGGAAATCCCGGCACCATCGGCTCGCCGTGGGATCTCCAGACGGCGCTCGTCGGCGGACCGAACAATACCGAGGTTCAGCCCGGAGACACGGTCTGGCTGCGGGGCGGGACGTACACGCCGGGCGTCTACAACAGCGACGGCCCCGTGATGGTCAGGATGCAGGGCACGAGCGGCAGCCCGATCCACGTCAAGGAATATCCCGGCGAGGTTGCGGTCATTGATGTGATCGGCGCGGGCATCGCGTATCCGTTCGGACTTCAGATCCACTCGAAATACGTCTGGATGTGGGGCTTCACGGTCACAAGCAGCGCGACATCGTCGCGGCGTTCGGCGCAGTCGGGGTCGCAAGCAACGGACGTTCTGCGAGCCTATTCCGGGATCGGGGTCTATCAGGACGCAAACAACTTCGGGACCGGCTGCAAGTTCATCAACCTCTACGTCAAGAACTGTAAGAACGGGTTCGGCTACTGGACACAGGCGCGCGACTCGGAGATCTACGGCTGCATCGTCTACTACAACGGATGGGACGGAACGGATCGCGGCCACGGACACGGCATCTACACGCAGAACGATCCGCCGTACACGCACCAGATCAACGACTGCATCTCGTGGGGAAACTTCGGCTACTGCGTGCAGAACTACTCCGAGGGCTCGACGGACCTCGCTAACACGACCATTCACGGGAACATCCTCGACGGCGGCTGCAACCCGTCGCAGCTCTATGGGGCAGTCGGAGACAACCTGTGGTGCGGCGGCGGGCCGAACAACGCGGGACCGGCGGGGACTGTCATCACCGACAACGCCTTTTGGGCCGCGAACTGGGATCTCCACGGCGGCAACGTCAGCCCGACGATCACCGGGAACTACTACGGCGGCTCGGGCGAACTCTACTTCGTCAACCAGACCGGCTCGCCGACGATCACCGGAAACACGACGTTCCCGACCACATACGATCTGACGCGGGCGACGTTCGCTGCAAACTGGCCGACGAATAGCTGGCTCACCTCGCGCCCGAGCGGGGTGTGGTCGGTCGTGCGTCCGAACGCCTACCAGTCCGGGCGCGGGCACATTGCGATCTACAACTGGGACGGCTCCGCTACGGTTGCCGTCAACTGCTCCTCGTTTCTCAACAACGGCGAGACCTACGCCGTCTACCACGCGATGAACCCCAGGGGCGCGGCGGCGCTGACGGGCACCTTCGGCGGAACGACGATCAACTTCCCGATGACGGGTCTGACGGTCGAGACGCCGACCGGAACGAACATCAACACGCCGTCCGTGACGGCGCCGGACTTCGCGGCCTTCATCGTCGTGAAAACGTGAGGAGATAAATGTCAGTAGCAAGCGACGGCACGGCTGGAAATCTTCTGACGCGCGTGGCGGCCGCGTGGGACATGAACGCGGCCTACACGATCACCGGCTGGTTCAAGTGCAACGACGTGACGCAGCGTTTCGGGATCTGCGCGGTGGACAACGCATCCGATTCCGGCGACGGATGCGCGACTGAGTACCTCGGCGACTCGAAGTCCTACGAGGTCGTGATGATCACCGGGACCGGGAACCGCACGGAAGGCCCGACCGTTCTCAGCAACGGGACGTGGTACTTCTTCGCGCTCCGGCGGGCGAGTACAACGTCCCTCGAATATCGCCTCGGCATCTCGCCCTATGCGACCACCACGACGCAGGGCACGCAGGCGGCGGACGTAACGGCGCGGGCCGCGTCCGCGAGATTCACGGCGCTCGGTGCGTCACTGGAAGGCGGGCCGTGGAACGGCTCGATGGCGCAGCTTCGCGCGTGGACCGCGTCGCTCTCGGATGCGGATCTCGTCTCGGAGATGGGCGCAACGACTCCGCAGACGAACCTTGGCAGCCTGTGGGCCGACTGGCGACTGGTCAATCTCGCCGGAGCCGTCACGGATTCGAGCGGCAACGGGCGGAACTTCGATGCGATTGGCGGCACGCTGACGACGGGCGCTGACGATCCCCCGAACGGCGGCGGCAGTGGCGCGCCCTCCGTCAACCTCATCTACCGCGCGAAGGCGAGCGCGTAGTGCGGAAGACCCTCTACACGCTCAACATCTCCCCGAACGGGAAGGGCGAGTACGCGCCCGAAATCTGCGCGATCACCTACCCGCTCCTGCGCCACTACGCAAAGCGCATCGGCGCGGAGTTCGTCGTCATCACGGAACGCAAGTTCCCGGACTGGCCGATCACCTACGAGAAGCTCCAGATCAAGCAGCTCGCAACCGAACGCGGCGACGACTGGGCGATCTACCTCGACTCGGACGCCCTCGTTCATCCAGAGACGGTGGACTTCACGGACTTCCTCCCGCCGCACACGGTCGCCCACAACGGCACCGACTTCGCGCCCGTGCGCTGGCGAACCGACGACTACTTCCGCAGGGACGGCCGGAACGTCGGGTCGTGCAACTGGTGCACCTGGGCGCCGCGCTCGTGCTTCGACCTCTGGACGCCGCTGGACATCCCGTTCTCAGAGGCACGGGAAAACATCTACCCGACCGTGGGCGAGCTGGTCCCGACGAAGACCGAGGCCAAGCAGTGCGAGAAGTGCAAGTTCACGTTCACGCAGCCGCAGGTTGTCAGGGACGAGAGCGGCGACGCGATCCTCAACCCCCAAGTCGTAGACCGCGACCACCTGATCGACGACTACACGCTGAGCCGCAACATCGCGCGGTTCGGCCTGAAAGCGACGACGCTCATCGAGATCCAGAAGAAGATCGGACTCGATGGCGCCGAGTTCTTCTGGCATGACTACGAACACACGATCGACGTCAAG